CTTGAAGAATACCGTGCCGGTTTGGAAAAGAAAGTTCGTGACAAACTAACCAGCGATCCAAATTACAAGGGTGATATAGAAAAGGATACGAAACGGATTATCCAAGAGGCGTCTCAGATCTTTATGGGGGGAATGGATGAGAACCAATGGGGCCCTACGAATGGAAAAACTGGAACTCAAGATGCGATGGTTCTTGGCGGTATCAATACCGATTATATACAAGTAGATGGCTCCGGTAACGCCCATTATTCGACTCCAACTGAATCAGTTCTGAAGGTCCAGGGGCGACCTCAATTTACCGTCGTCCGAATAGCTTTTACTTCATGGACACACAAGCTGTAAAACCTGGCGGTAACGGATTGTTCCCATTGTATCAGATGAAATTTGATGGAACTCAGAACCAATGGTTAGGTAGATTGGTTGGAACGGTAGGGAATCAGATATTGTATCCTCAGGATGGCAGTCCAGTGGATCAAGTAATCTACCCATCGAAACCTGTTTGGGCCAAACCTGGAACAGATGGTTTTAATAGCGCAGGTAATAATCCTTGGGTTCCAATGAAACCACCGGCAGACAATCGACCGTTTTAATAAAAGGATGAATCCATGAAGAGGCTTGCAGTATTTCTAATTTATCTGATTGGATCGGCTACTTGTACTTTGTATGCAGATCCGCAAGATGATTTGGTGAAATCGATTTATGCGACTCTTGAAAAAAAGGGTTGGGTTGAGAAACGCTTTGCGTTCATTGTTTTGCCGGACGGACCGACTCGCTGTGAGGATCGGTTACGAAATAGAAAACTGGAAGAAAGGCTTGCTGCTTTGATGGAGAATCTTGGAGCAAAAAACTATGTGAAAGATTTTTCTGTCGATGAAGAAAAGTCTTCAAGTCCTGAGAGAACTCGTTGTCCGATGGCTTTATATAAAACGGAGAAAATAGATTGCTTCATCATGGTAAATGTTATCGCAGGCGTGTATAAAGGATATCTTTATTCGTTAAAACCGGAAAATAGAATGTTTGTATATACCTTCGGTGCAACTAATCCTTCTTTGCAAACCACTTTACGCTTGGGAATAGAGGGCAAGGAGCCGATTGAGTTGAAGATTCATAAAGATGTGCGTAATCTAAATATGCGATCCAAGTATTTGGATCAAATTATTGGGATGCGTGTTTTGACCGATTTAGAAACAATAAATGTCAGTGATTTAGATTTGCAGAATATCCCGAGATTTGACTTTGATCGTCCTTACCGATTGGAAATCTTTAACAATTACATTAAGGATATACATGCGAGTGATTTTGATCCGAACGCGTTCCATGTTGACATTTCATGGAACTTACTGGAAGACGATGTTTGGTTTTGCGATACAAGTACGATTCGTGAAATCAATGTCGTCCGCAATAAGCTGAGATCGGTGGATTGTCTTTTGTCAAACGACCATGTTGAAACAGTGAAGAGTTCGTTTAATTATATTTCCAATATATCATCTCGCAAGATAGGGAAGAGTCTTAAATCGTTAGATCTTTCTTATAACGGTCTTCGTAGTTTTCCCTGGAAGATGTTTAATGAATCTGGAATGAAAGATTTGGATCTTTCTAACAATCAATTATATGATATTGCAATGATTGATCTTTCAACGATTGAAAGAGTTGATTTGTCCAAAAACCCGATATTGAAAGTTGTCATAGGTGAGAAATCTAAGAATTTAAAGATTTTGCGGGTGTCTCCTAAAACGGTCGTAGAATTTAAAAATCCAATTTCAAGATGTGCGAGTGTTGATTCGACTTCCAAAACTCCTTCTCCTGAAAAGAATTGCGTAAAGGTTGAATACGAGTAATTTCACTTTGAGATTATAGAAAAAATCTTCGAAATATAGCTTTCTGTCTTTGCCTGAAAAAAAGGAAAAATGAACAAAAAAGAAAAGTTCAAGCAACTAAGAGAAAAGTCAAATCGTCAATTACGCAGGTTTAGCGAACCGTTGAAACGCCAAATCGTGAATGACATAGAAATGAAAGTGACAACGATCGCAGAGGTAAGTCGAGAGTATACGGTAACGAGGAATGCGATTTACAAGTGGATCTATTCGTATTCTAAGAATCGAAAAAAGGGAGTGAGAACGGTCATCGAAGAAAACAGTGTATCAACTAAATTAGAAATGTTGAAATCGAAAATCAAAGAGTTGGAAAGTGTGATCGGTCAGAAGCAGATGAAGATCGATTTTCAAGAGAAGATGATAGATCTCGCCGAAAAGGAATACTGTGTAGATATTAAAAAAAAATTTGGTTCCAAACGCTTCTCTGGTATTTGGAAGAACGAACCAGACTGAAAATAAAAATGTCCGCGTTGTATCTGTCTCTTATACCCATAC